GCCAAACTGGTCAACCGGGCTCGCTTGCGCGCCAACGTGGCTACCGCTCATCATCGCTTCGCGGAGACGCGATCCCTTTTGCTGGAGCTTCAACTGAATATTGCTGGAAAACTGATAGACATAGAGCAACGGAATGTTGCTATTTACACCGGCCATCGTGGGGCCTCCTTAAAATTGTTGGTTACACAATTCCAAGTCGGGCTTATCCACGCGGTGTTAGCCGCGATCCGGGGCCTACAACTTAATTCCCTCATACCGGGGAAACAGTCCGCCACTTTCGGCGGGGTCAACGGGGTCGATTAAAACTTGTCCGTACTTTTTGATCGTGAAGCAAAAAACCAAAAACGTCAACCCGGTAAATAAAAAAAATCTCCGAGGAGTTTGCCGTCCCCGGAGACCAAATAGGAAGTTATCAGATGAACGCTTTATCGTAACTATACGGGGATCGTTTGTCCAGCGGCGGCCTCTTCGTTGTACTTATTCCAAAGACGCCTTGCTTCCAAGTCTCCGGATTCCAAACGGTTAAAGAACCCGGGGGTTTTGATAAGCTCTTGGATTCTCGCGGAAGCGGTGGCTGGCGTGTGGATCGGGTCGGGTGCGCTACCGCGTACGTAACTCGCTTCCCCGGTAGCCGAGCCAAGGGCGTGCAGCATTTTCATCGTTTCAGCGTGGCCAAGGGACGAGGAAATTTTATCGACCTTAGCGTTATCCCACCCCATTTTTTTCATTCCTTCGGCGGCGAGATTGCGATTCTGATCGTAAGCGGCGCCCCATTCCCTTCGGATAGATGCGTCGTCCGCCTTGAAAGCATCGGCGCGGGCTTGCCCCTGCGCGTCCGAGAGTCCTTTCACGTAGGCAGAATCCATGTTGTTTAGCGCTTCCACTTGCCACGGGGAGAGGCCAATCTCGTGGGCGACTTTGGTGAACGAATCAAGACGTTTTTGATCCCCGCCCTCTTGGAGTTTGAGGCCGTAGTCTTTCGCCTCTTTCGGGGCGCCGAGCTTTTCAAACACCGCGCGAGCTTCCGAGGTCAATACGCCTTTGTCGTCGCGAAGGGCTTCGGGGAAACGGAGCAGTTTATCTTGCGGAACTCCCACCAACTTCTCCAAGTTTCGGTAAGCGTCGGCCATCATGCCAACGTCTTTAAACTGCTTGGTATCCGTGATGTAACTTTTTAGTCCTGCGTCTCCCACACTCGAAAGCCAATCACTCGGAGCGGAGGCGGGCGCCCCACCCGTGGCGGCGGGCGGGGGCGTGGATGCGGCGGGCGGGGGCGTGGATGCGGCGGGAGGAGTAGCAGGGGCGCTTAGCGAAGCGCCGGTTGAGGGGGGAGCGCTCGCGGCGCCCGTTGCGGGGTCTGGAAATAGTCTGAGGTGTTTCATTACTTCTCCTTGGAGTTGAGGGTTTCAGGGGATACTTCGAGAGGGCGCGAAATGCGATCTAAGATCGCTTCCGGCGTATCGAGAGTAAATTGTTCGATGCGAAGCCAAACGTCACGGCGACCCGATAGAAAAGCGTGAAGTCGCTCGTCGCGGTGATACTCAGAATCGCGCGCACGGCAAAATTTCACCATGTCCTCGATTACGGTTCGGGCGAACGGGCTTTTCTGATCGAAAACTATTTTGTACGCCTGAGTAACTTTTTGTAGGTCTGAGAGTAGATCGGAGCGCTTTGCAACTTTCAATCGTTATCCCCCATTGCCTTTGTTGACCGCTTGCGCCTGGGCGTGGGCTTTGAGTGCGCCCGCGACGGCCGGGGCCGCTTGCACCGCGGCCTGCATCTGCGCCGCCTTTTGTCTTTGCGCGTGGATCTTCTTCACATCGTCGGCGCTGCGAATCCAACTTGCAGGAGTCCCATTGATCGCCGCGATAATCGGCGCCGCGGCGTCGAAATCGATATAATCGAGATAGCTCGGGTCTTGGGTGGCTTGTACCAACTCCATGAGAGTTTGCACCGTGCGCTGCGCGCCCGCCGCCCACTCCGCTTTTTGGGTGCGAGTGATCGGAGAATCGTAAACGATCTTGTACTCTCCTCGCGCTTTACGCATTGCGGGCGTGTGCGGCGGAAGCTTGCCATTCATTTGGGAAAGCAAGTCGAGTTCACGGTCGATCATCGGGCCAAGGTATTCAGATTGTTGGCGGCCAATGGTCGGCGCTAACAAAATACCCTTTTCGCGGGTTTTCTCTAGTACTTCCGTCGCCGTCATTTGGGGGCTTTCGGTGAGAATTTGGAAAAGATTCACGAGGAAAGAATCGTTAATCAGCTGCCTTTCCTCTTCCATGATTTCTTTTCCGGCTTGGATATTGCCGGTCGGGAGGGGCTGAATCAGCATTCGGCCGTCGCTTGAGATACCCCCTGCGTTGATCGCGCCCGGAGCAAGTGAAAAACCATCGATCACAGAATCGTCATGGGCCAAGAGTACTGGATCAACTACGCGGTGCCCTTGCTTGAGCATCGTTTTCTTTTGCTCATTGAGAGTCTTGAGGGTCGGGAGTACATCCATCGCGATCGAACGGCCATAGGCTTCGTTCGGCGCTTGGTAGTACCTGGAAATAGCGTACGGGAAACTCGTATACCCGCCGCGGGCTACGATCTTCCTACCTTCGATCGATACGTAGTAGGAGGAGTAAGGCATTCCCTTGAAGTCTTTACGCTGAATGTCTCGGTCATCGTTTGGTCTAACCCAATGGAGAAAATAGAATTGACGCTCCGGAAACTGCTTATAAACGGAAGTTATGTTCTCCGGGCAATCGTCACCAAACATTTGAACCGCCTGACGGGCGGTCATCATGAAATGACGGCAATTGCGATCGATCAACCCTTGGTGGTTTTCTTGAAGGTAATTTTCAGAGAGATGTGCGTGCTTGTATCTGAGGGCGCGTTGGCCAGCAAGACGGTCAATAAAGAGGACACCTGTTCCGTAAGCTCCGAGACTGAGATATTGCCCTTGATTTTGAGCCGCGAAGTTGCTCGTGGGCGCATATCTTTCCTCAAACAAAATGTTGTTTACTCTCTCAAACCATAACCGCGTGGGCTTGTCTTTGAGGAGCTGATCATCCGACGGCTTAATTTGGTGCCAAAACTGATCGCGCGGAGTGAGAAGAGAATCAAGAATAGCTCCAAAGCGCTGCAAAGCCAAAATGCCGGTAGAGTCATAAACTTCAAAATTCCTTTTGTCACCTTGGGCGTTGAGTTGTGAGAAGTTTTGAAATAGCCAAGACTCCATGGGGAAAATGCGCTGCGCGATTTCCGTCCAGTGCGTATTCCAATTGCCCCTGAGCCCGTGGAGATACTGCCAATCGTTAATCAACTTTGAGGCAAGTTCTTCGTCTTCCTGGGATTGCCTCTTGGCGTTCTCCTCGGAGGGCATCGGTGTACCAAGGTATTGGGAAGTTTTCATGTCCATCGATTAACCCCCTAGTAGCGCGCGGCTTGTTGTACTTGGCGAATCGAGTAATCCTTGGCCGCCGGTGAGAATGGTGGACGTGGAAGCCGCGGCTTTCTCTTGTTCTAAATTTTGTTCCGCGGCGGGTTTTGAGGCGTCGGCTTGGGTTGGAGTGCTAGAGAGCGCATTCGGCGCCAGGAGCGTTGGGGGTTTTGGCGGGTGGAGCATCATATTGGCGGTTGACCCGGCTTTGCTTCCGGCGATGGCGCCGATCGGGCCGCCGACCATTGCGCCAAGAACCGACGTCGCGGTCTGAATTATCGATCCACCACTCATTCCCCGCCCCCGAAAACTTTGTAATCGCGCCCACCGGCAAACCGTGTAGAACGCATCGGATTCTTTCTTGCAAGCTTGTGGTCATTCCGGACCAAAGTCAAATGGAAGGTTAAGGCTAACGCATCGCCGTGGTTCGGGCTCGCTAGTCCTCTTTTTTTCATTTTCTCCTTGGCTTCGAGTTTTATTCTGTCTTCTCGGCCCATGAACTCGTACTCGGGGCCAGTTAAATCATCGGCGAGGGTGGCTGCCAAATCGATCATTGCGCCTCCGAGCCAATCTCGCATTCTGGCCCACATCTCTGTTCTGTGGTCAAAGTACGTCGGATCTTTAGACTCCGTACCGAATCCCACCTCGTGGATTTTGTATCCCCGCTCGCGCAAACGATCGATCACCCCGGCGCCCGCACCGCTATCGATGAAAACGCCATCGGGTTCCATTTTGTCGATATGGTCCGCCACAATGTTGGCCACTCTCATATTGTCCGCGCCCTTGAGTTCAATCACCGGATAGCTCCGGGCATCTCTTCCGCGCCGGAAACGGATCACTGTAACGTCGTCGCCAAAGCGCGCGGGGTCTACCCCCATGACCAAAGCCGCATGGTCGTCGTAGCGCTCCAACTCTCTATCTTGCGCATCTCGGACTACGCCGCGGGAAATGAATTGGTGATCGCCCTGGGCCGGGAATTGGCCGTAAACTTCTATCTTCGCTTCGTCGCTTTCGGCGCCGTACTTCGCAACGATTTGGTCCAAAACCCGGTTATCGATATCTTCGACGGTGCGGGAATCAACTTGGATGTGCCGCCAAAACGCCCGGTTTCGATGGAAACACTCAAAGAAAGGCCCGGTGTTCTTTCGGGGGTTAGAGAAGACAAACCAAAACCGGTAAATTGTTTTCTCGGTGAAGAATCCCTCGGATACGGTCCATATGGGTTGGGGAATACCCGAAGCCTCATCGAAAATGAGAAGAATGCCATAATCGGAATGTTCCCCGGCGAATGCGTCGGGATCGTCTTCGTTCCACAATATCCCCTCCGCATAATATTTTTTGTCGTCAATTTTAACGTGTTTGCGAAGTTGCTCCGCCAACCAAGGCTTAGCGGTGATTTTCTTTTGAATGGTATCGAACCAGTAATTATTTATGCCGAGGGTGATCCACTTATTTATTTCACCGAACGTCTTAGAGGTTAATTGTGTATCGGTATTGGCAGAAATAATCGAAGATCCGCCGATCACCGAACTCATAAACCAATGTACGATCCACGCCACGAGCGTGGATTTCCCAGGACCGCGGCCGGAACTCACAGCACACTGGTAAACAATGGGGTCCTCGCCACGGGCTACCCGGGCCTTGTTCTCCGCAATGTGGTCCCTGATCGACTCAAGTTCTTTCCGCTGCCAAGATCGTGGACCTTTGCGATTTGCGAGCGGCGTGTTGGCCACCCCCCACGGATACGCGGCCATGACAAAAGCCAACGGATTGTCTTTGATCCCGGGACTTTGGAAAAACTCGAAAAGTTTTTCGGTGTCTTTAGGGTTTACTTCGGGCGTTTTGGTCGATGGCCTGCTCATAAACCGCCCTTACGCGGGGGAATAAAAAAAATTTTAGAAATGTAAAAAATAATATTTTTGCCGGGGAAAGGTAAAGTTATAGAGTGGGCGGCCAATATTCCGGCCCCTACCCCCGTACACCCTCCCCCTTGAGAGAATATATGGGACCCTATCGCCGGATTCGATGGATTCGATGGATTGCCGTGGTTCAAACCATCTCGGCCGATCACACCATGTCCTCTAATTCCGCCGGAATCGCATTGGACTCTGATACCAACTCGACGTCGATCGCTTCACTGCGGGCGTTTGTGCGATCCGTTTTTTTGAGTTCGATCGTCTTTTTTGTATCTTCCAATGAGAGAACGCGATTCTGCGCCGCCAGCAACGTCGGCCCGAGATCCAATTGTATGTTGTGTTGTACGTTGACCTGGTCTCCGTAGTCTTTCACGTTGAACCGACTCGCCACCCACTGCATGTTTTTGCTCTTCACATTGGCCGCTGAAGCGTCGGCGATTGTCCTACAATTATCCGTAACATGCATAATGTCGTCCGCAATGAAGTGCGATTGAATAATACGAGCTTGTCTAATGCGTTTGTCGAACTCGGGGTATCTGTTTACATTTTCATAGAGGAGATTGGGGGTGATCCCTTTGGCCGCGATCAACTCCCGCAATGTTTTTCCCTCTTGAACGCCACACACTACGTATTCCATCTCTTCCGGAGTAAGATCCCGAAGATTTTGTGCCAAATATACTGATTTGGGAGAGGTCATGCCGGTCATATATTGTATCCCTAAACCAAATTCTTGAGAAATCGAATTCTTTTTATTGACGCATGTCGTCTTTTATAATACATATATCCGTGTAGCGGGGAATTACTCCCTGCGTTAACAACGGAGAACATATGAAAACTGTATTCTTATTGGTTGCCCTTGTATCCCTCAACGCTCATGCTTCCGACTCGTTCAACGTGGACGGTAAGTCTTTGACCAAACCCGAAGCGGTGCGTTACGTCATAACCCATCCAAATCATGGACCTATCCGTCAAGAGCGTTGCGTTGTGTTGTCTGAAAAACTTACGTTTAAATCTTGCGGCCGCAACTAATAATACTTGTATTAATTAGTCTACTATATTAAGATGAATTTAGGCGCCTCATTTTGGGGCGCCTTTTAACCATAACAACGGAGAAAAAAATGTTATACCAGAGACAATTAACCCTTGACGAAATCCAAAAACGTGCTCCTTCTATCTTCGCGGAAACGGCCGCGGAACGTACCAGCGCTAAGTATTTGCACATCCCGACAAGCAAGATCCTAGACGCCATGTTGCGCGCCGACTTTATTCCGGTTGCGTGCAAACAGACCAACTCAAAGAATCGCGAGCACGGTAAGCACGTGATTCACTTTTCCCACCGATCGCTTGAAAACCGATTAGAGTCGAAAGGTGAACTTCCCTTGATCCGCGTTCAAAATTCTCACGATGGGAAATCAAGCTATCAAATTGATACCGGTTTTTTCCGC